AAGATAGCTTGCCCGTTGAAGACAAAGTTGCGGGGCAACTGCTCGCCATCCTTGTCCGTGGCCCGAATCTCTTTCTCCCAAGAGATTAGGCGACGCTCGGTTGTGTCCAGGGCGGATTTCAAGAGGCCGATGATGTCTCGATCTCCAAAGACCACATCGCTATCGTCGATAAGCAGCGTGTTGCCGTCTCGCATCTCAAAAAGCGCCCGGTAAAGACCGATGGCCGAAACTCCGCCCTTTATCCACTTCCAATGAAGGTCGAGGCCGTTGTGCTCGAATTCTTGATACTTCCTTTGCAAGGCCGTCATGGCAATGTAGGTCTTGCCAAAGCCGCCGTTGCCGAAGACCGACAAAGCCCGTAGTTTCTGGTCAACGACGGACTGCACCATCCTTTCATAGGAGGTAAGCTTTTTACCCCAACGAACCGTGATTTCTTCGTCGGTCTCGACCGGAAGAACTTCGGCACTGTCGATGTTGACAACTGCCTTGCCACCAAGGGCATCCCGAAGGGCCGCCTTCACGGTCTCAAGATTGTGTCGGTAGTTGGGTTGAAAGCCCGGTAAGTCGTTTGGATGATTAATGAGATGCTTAAGAAGCCTCTCCTTAACCACTTCACGGGGGGCGCCGCTGCGAAGCGTAGGAAGTCCCCGCTTTTGCAGCCAATAGGTCTGGATGCCAGTAAGGTCCATGATGTGTGTCTCCCAACACTTGTGTTAAGGAGAAGATACCAAGTCCCAAGAGAGAATTCAAGAATTATTTTTAGAGTCGGCTGTCAACTTTTCGTGAGAAGTCTTAAGAAACTTGGTGTACCGTTTGTACAACCCAACCTCTCGGCCAAATGCCTCTATCTCCCACGGCAACTCGTAATAATCTCTCTTGGTCTCGTTAACCGTAGATCTCTTCCACTTGGTAAATGTCTGCCCCTTGCGGGTGTCCGAAACCCCAAGCTCATTTTGGGCAAACTGCTTAACGTGCACAAGTTCGTGAGCAAGGGCTTGAAGTTGCTTGTGTCGAGAGAGTCGGTTGTTAAGTTGTATACAGAACGACTTGGGGTTTCGGCCTTGTTGGTGGCCCCGCATAGTATAAGTCTGCCCATGCATTTTCCATGGCATGGGCTTAAAATAGACTACAATGCGAATCAGCTTTCGAGAGCGTTTACTAGGTACCAAGAGAGAGTAGAAAAACCCTACCGCCTCGATAACCTCTTTCCGACTAAGCTTAGTACTCTTGCCTCGGGCGGAAAGATCCATCGCTCACCCCAAAGGAGCGACGGCGTTCCTCACAAAAATATTTTTCACCAGAGGTTCATACTTGGAAATGGGTTCTTCCCAAATATACGGAAGGGGCTGGTCATCAGCAAGCATCAAGATAACAACTTGATCAATGACCGGGACACCTAGGCGCTCGTTAAGCATGAGGCCATAAACTGCTGTCTGGACAAAATAGTGAACGTAATCTTCACGTTTTCGACATCGCCGGGCAGTCTTAAGGTCTACTATGCTATTCTTATTTTTCCAAACTCCGGCAAGGTCTATCGTGCCGGCCGTCTTATAATGACTCGAATAGACCCCGAATTCCGAGCCCATTACGCATTCTAGACAACTATCAAGCCAAGGCTTGATTCGCAGAAAATTTTCGAGGGCACTGGGCATGCAAGAGGTCGCCCAGTCGTCCTTATTCATAATATAGTCTTCTAAGAGTTTGTGAAGTTGGGTGCCCCTGTTCTTAGCCTGCGTACTGATTTTGGCGGCTTTCTCATAGCCTATGGACTTCCGCCACTCATCTAACCACTCATCCCCCTTGACCTTGGCTAGGACAGTGGTGACACTCGGGAAGTAACCGTCCGGGGTTTGATAGTGTCTTCCGGATGGATTCTCATCGTCTCGGACGATTTCGTATTTTTTTAAGAGGCTATGCTCAAAATAATGACGACCCATACGACACAGGTTTAGAAGGCGATTCTTGGGCCTTCAACCTCTCCCTTTCCTCTCGCTCTTCGGCCAAGGTTGCTAGGAGGAATTCCTTGACAAATCCCGACCTTACAATATCCTGCACTGCAAAATCTACATGACTAAACGACTTCATCCGCTCCGTAATATTTAAGAGTTTCCACACGTCCCGACTGTTATTAGTAAGGTCATTTTGCCTACGATCCCCGCAGATAATCAAGCGGCAATTTTTACCCAGGCGAGTAATAACCGAACTTGCTTCGTGAAAAGTCATGTTCTGGATTTCATCAACAATCACGATACTGTCTGTCAGAGTGATTCCTCGCACATAGCTTGTGCTCATGAACTCGACGATAAACTTGGATTTAAGGACTTGATAAGCGTCGGCCCGGCCAAACAGCTCGCCAATCATGGCTTTGTAGGGAGCCTCGTACTCGGCTGCCTTGTCCTTAACACTACCGGGAAGGAAGCCCATATCTCGGCTTGGCACAGACGAGCGCACAATCACAAGCTTTTTGGGACCGCCGTGGTCATTAAAAATTTGGTCTAGAGCGAGAAAGCAAGCCAGAAAACTCTTGCCGGTCCCGGCCATGCCATGAAGAAATAAATTTTGACCGTCTTGATATTCGTCGAAGGTGAAAGATTGATTCCTTGTTAAAGGCTTTATCGAGCGAAGAGTGAGCGAAGTTTTTGGAAGGGCCTCAGTATTTTCTTTTTGGCGACGGCTCTTCCGGATCTCTCTCTTGTGAATCAGAATAGCTCCTAGTTTATATTACTCCGTCACGGTACGAACATGTCGCTTTTCGGATTAGCCTTTTTAATGGCTTTCAGCTTAGACCTAAAATCCGTGTCAACCGTTCGTTTATGACCAAATGTATTGATGCCACTGACAATCATGGGGGCACCAGTTACAAGTTGCTCGACGTTAGGATTTTTTTCAAGGAACTCTGTACGGGAAGAAATGGACATAGTTTCGGTCCATTCCTTACCCGTATTTTTGTCGAGGAAAGTGTAAGTCGGCATTACTTTACCGCAACCTTTTCAGGGTCAAGAACCCACTGGCTTTGCATTGCTGTCACAAACTGCGCAATAAAAGCAGCGGTGCGGGAATCAAGGCTGGGGTTTCTTTGAAAGAATGTGTGGAAAGTAGAGCCGTCAAAAACAAGCTGGACAACCTGCACGTCTCCGTTTTCCAGGGAAATATTCACGGTGTAAAGGCTCGCCCCGGTTGGGGCCTTGCTCTGCACAACCTCATACTTGAGATCCTTGCCGAATACCGCATCTCCGGCGTCGTGAAGAGCGCCGTCAACAGCGTCAACCCAACCTGCAACAAGAGAGCCAAAATCCGGAACTTCAATCCAAGGCATCTTTTTCTTTACTCCGTTTCCACGTACCCGTTATTGTTATAAGCCAAATCTTGACCCGATTCGTCTTTCCACCTCTTTTGATGCTTGCGTCGTCGCCTCTCGTCTCGACGCTCATCAACTTCCCGGTCATCATAATCCCGGCGCCGGTGCCGGTCATTTCTAGACTTACCCATTACACAGAGCCCGGAATAGCCTCATTAACAAGTTTGGCCGTAATGGTCTTAAACGGCCACTTCTTATCTTTTATGGCAATAACCAAACCTGCTTCCTCTGCCGACATAATCTTAATCATATTTACAAAAAGCTGTTCCCTACGCTTAGGCTTAAGAGTGGGATGGCCCCCTTCGACGAAGAGATACAGACGACGGGCATCCACCCGAAGTACGTCCGGCTCAATCGTCTCCTCTCGCCGCTCGATAGGCGGGGCGCCAGCGGGCAAAGCCCACTTAACGCTAGGGTCCAGGGCATACTTGAGCACGGCAGCCAAAGCCGGGCTCCAGTTCTCTCTCAGGGCTTGAATCTTGGCCGGTCCGGTAAGTTCATCGACCGCCTTTAGAATCTCATGAATTGTTAGTCTTTGTTTTCTGCTCATGGTAGAAATTCAGCTGTAGCTTTCCCGTTGATGTTAATTTCGATTTTGATATTATCCTTGGCCGGGTCGAAAATTTCCTCGGCAATGGATTGGATAGGATGATACTCCCCCCAATTCTTTAGCATCAGGCTTTTGATGGATTCATGAATCATCGTGAAGTCTGGGATAAAAGACTTATCATCACTTTTTACGCCGGCTATCCTAAGCTGGTCAAAAATTAAAGGGCCAAGGAAATCAAGAATTTCCTCAACGTATTCTTCAACCATTAAACCAACAACAGCTTCAGCATCTTCCTTTGTTTTTGGATGGCCTTTGTGAGTCCGGGGAAAAGCTATAACCTTGTTCTCGTCGGCCACAAAAGCCTCCTTAGGCAATCTTTGCATGTATTTATTTTCTGAGCTTAGACTGCAACCGGGGCCGGAATATTTGGGTCGGGGTCATAACCAAAAAGCCCGATATCATCCGGAGTAAATGCGAAAATGTCCTTTTTGTCCTGATTTAGAAGAAGTGTCGGCAAAGACTTTGGATTTCGGGCAAGCTGTAAAATAGCTTGTTTGACATGGTTCTTGTAAAGGTGGAGGTCCCCGAAACTGTGTACAAACTCTCCAACCTCGTAGTCGCATACGTGCGCCAGAAGGTATGTAAGGAGCGCATAGGAAGCAATGTTAAAAGGTACTCCCAAGAACACATCGGCTGAGCGTTGGTATAGATGAAGAGATAGCCGGGCCTTAGGTTCTTCCATTCCAACTTCGTGGAAATTTCCGGGATACTGAGGAGGTTCCACGTAGCACTGAAAGAGACAGTGACATGGGGCGAGGGCCATACTTGGAAGCTCGGCAACATTCCAGGATGATACCACGTGTCGGCGGGAATCTGGATTGTTTTTGAGACCATCTACCAACTCTTTAATCTGATCAATGCCACGGTGCCAATATTTTTCAGAATCTCCAAGTCCCCATGTCCGCCACTGTTGGCCATAGATCGGCCCAAGGTCGCCTTTCTTATCAGCCCACTCATCCCAAATCGAAACCCCATACTTCTCTTTCAGATGGGCGGCATTCGTGGACCCCTCAAGAAACCAAAGAAGCTCACCAACCACCGATTTCCAGTGCACCTTCTTAGTGGTAACAAGAGGGAACCCTTTGGACAGGTCAAACCGAATCTGTCTCCCGAACACTGAGTAAGTGCCGGTTCCCGTGCGGTCGGATTTCTCGACGCCATGAAGGCAATCGGTAAGGAGATTCAGGTATTCTTTCACTTGCTTCCCCTCGACATCGGAAGTTCCATAGCAGCCTCAAGCTCCTTCTGCAAGAGAGCCAACGCCCGCCATGCTACCTTAGCCGAGTGCCGAATGCCATCGGTATCTATCGCTCCCCGCTCAAGAAAATGGCGGATAAGAGCATCCGCCTCGTCTCCCGACAACGCTCGATTCCAAAACATTGGTTGGCCAGGATTGTGTTTTTGGCTTCCAAAGTAAGACAGCTCGGCAACCGCTGCTAGAGCGTCCGGAAAGTAATCCAGGCAGCCTGAAGCCACCGGGATTTCTTTGCGCTTATCGCTATCAGTCGTTAACGTCACGCCCGAAAACCAGACTCATGTGGATTGCTGGTATCAAAGACAAATTCCACGCTGTCCTTTGGCATCTCTCTCGGCAGCTTCTTGACATTTTCAAGGAAAGACTTCCACTGGTACTTTCTGATTTCCCAGTTATAGAAAGTGTCAGAATAAGCCGATTGATTCTCGGCCCGTCGATAAAGGTTCATCTTATCATTGTTGAAATGATTATCAACTGCTGTGGCAAGCATCGAATAGATAGTGACCGCATGCTGATTTGGATTTTCATGCATATTATACATGAGAGTCCAATTTGCTGCCGTCTCCGGCAACGCCGCAAAGTTGGGGTGGACGCACAAGCAACCGGCGCTCATGGCCTCCATAAGACTGATACAACTGGTCTCGGGCCAGATGCTTGGGTAGGCAAAACAATGCGCCTTCGTGCGAAGAGCTTCCCTCACCACATCGTTGTGTACCGAACCATGATAAGCCATGGCCGGATGCTCCGAAATAGTTTTGAAAATGTGCTTATACGGCTCGTCTCTTTGTGCCCATCCATAGACACCAAAAGAGGAGTATACGTCAAGATGAACCTTATCGGGGAAATTCTGAGAAAGCCTCTCCATCACTGGCACAAGGATCTCAAGACCCCGGTGCGGCGTTGTGTGATAGATGATATTGAAAGTTGTAGAACCTTGCTTATAAGCAATATCCGGAACAATCGGCTTGATGGCATTCTGCACCACTACCGTCTTGCTAGGCGGAATTTGATACATCTGAAGAAACTGGTCTTTTTGCCAGTTGCTTACAAAAGCAATTGCATGGAACTTCTTCCATCCACCATTCTTTAGATGGGCATTGCACGGATCTGAAGCAAGGTCATGAACCCAAAGAATTCGCCACTTGTCGTCGGCAAGCTTACCGTCCTCGGGCAACCGGCCCAGAATAATTTGGAAGTCTTGAAGAACTTCTTCCCCAAGAAATTCTCCCAACCAATGCCGTTGAAGCTCTGTACCCCCCCAAGCATTCTTGGTCATTTCAGTGCGCCAAGACGGAAGAGCATCTTTTACAGACGGGGCGGCCCCTAGAATTTTTTGGGCCGCTGAAATTTCTTCATCAGTAATAACATTGTTGGTGATAACAGCTTCCTCAGTCATTTTATCTTTCTCTAAATTATAAAAATTGGCCGGGCGGGGAACCTTGGGAGCCCCATTTTCCCCCGTAATTGGGGGATGTCCTTTCCACATTTAGACGACCGCCCGTCTAAGAAACTGGCGAGGGCAGTAGGATTTCCACCTACATCTCCCGACGCCTAGTGGTCGGGCGCTCTATGACAGTTGAGCTACATCCCCCTCAAGATAGGGGTGGTTCGCCCCCCATCTCTATCCGCAGATTTCCCCCCACGGCGGGGCAAGTTGACCCAAAAATTCTGGGCGGCGAGTGAGCTTCGAACCCATCTGCCAAATCGGGGAACCTTACCCGACCAACTCAATCCGAATCAGACGCTCCATACGGAACGACCGATATCCTGCTGCCGAAACATCCCAGAGAGTAACGAGATTCCGGGTTGCCTCATTCGGGTACTCCATCATCGGAGCCACCCGTTGGTTGAGAGTTCCAAACATACGGCGGAACTGCCCATCCTCTCGACGGAAATTAATCTTGCACAGACCCTTGTTTAGGAGAGCAATAACCGAACGCTTGTTGAGCGCCGAATCAGTCTCACTCGCATGGGCTTCCGTGGCAATCCGTCGAGCTATCGTCTTTCTTCTCATCCTTTCTACCACCATCCATTGTATCCAAGTACTTCATCAGGTCGTCATATGACCCCAAGATTTTCCGGGGTGCTTCCGGGTCACTCTGCATCAAAACAATAGGCACCATTCTCTGATCTGGAAAATTCTTTTTTACTTGGTCGAGGTTTATATCCTTTCCTATCTGCATTTCCTTATAAACAAAACCCGAATTATTCAAAGCCAGTTTTGCTTTCATACACCAAGGGCAATTGATCTTGGTTATGATAGTGAACACCGGCTTTCCCATCGATTAGCTCCTGAAACGTTAAGTTTTTGTATTCCCGTATCAGGTGCACGCCGTACTCTGTCGGGCTCTCCTTATCGGTATAATGGGCCTTGGTTTGGGCGTCAAGCAGGCTTTTTATTACTTCAGAACTTTTGAAAGTTGCCACTGCATACTCGGGAAACCTCGAAAGATTCTCGGCCGCATGCATTTGCGCAACACGATACCCATCCTTAGTTTCTAGGATATACGTGCCGTTATCGATGCTCATTGGGTGCCCTCTTTGGTGCTTAAAAACACCATAACAGGGCGTTTTGGACGATAAAAGCGCCAAATAGCTAGAGACGTTTTTTTAGCTCTTTGGCCACTTCTTCTATGTGGACGGGAGTATAATCATCTAGTTGTTCCACCGAAATATTGTAGAACAGCTCGTCGGGAGTCCCCGCAAAAAGAACCGTGTGTCCATGAGTGTGCCCATGGACATTAAACTGAAACTTACGGAGAGGGTCGCCCCCCCTAAGCATGTTTACCGGGCGATGTGTTTGGAGAAACCGAAGGCCAGCGACATGGTGCTCTTGCTCGCCCCACAGCCGGCTCTCTCGGATTTTCTTGAAGCCAGGAGTGCGCTGCTGAATCTTGCGAAAACCCCAGTGGATAATCATCTTGCGCAAGCGAGGGTCATCATCTGGGACATACTTACCATCGGCATCAACAATGTACTCAGTAACTTCGCCGTTGACATAATGCTGGAAATCTTCGTCGTGATTTCCCACGATAAGATTGATCACCCCATTTAGGTGACGCTTGGCTGAAAAAGAACCAAAGTCGCCGCCGTGCCAAACATGGTCCTCGGGCTTGACAACCGAATTCCACTTCTCTGTGAGGTATTGATTGTGCTCGTGGATATCACAAAATGGCCGCCAACCGCCATCACCGTCTTGGCGGCGGCGAATATGAATCCCGTCTTTATTCACAAACCTGATAATATTTTTGTGGCCAAAGTGCGTATCCGAGATAAGCCAGATGTTTCTACTCATAAATCTCGTCCAAAACGTAAACCCCATATCCACAGCGACGGATATCAAGCATGTAGTTATCGTTTATCCTTTGGATCGTGGCATGAGTGTTTTTTATGCCAAGTTCCTTTGTAAGCTTTAGAACATCAATCTTGACCCCGAGATTATTGACAAATAGGTGCCAAACTTGATATGTCACCGTCCCCTCACAGGGGGAACCTCTTTTGACACAACGCCTTCCTCTAGCACCCGCCATTTTTATCGTCCCCGATTAGTTGTGTTCTGGATAGCATCTGCTACCCTTTTCATTCCAACTTCTTTCTTAAGCATGCTCTCAAGCTTTGCCACAGCTTTTGGGGCAGCCCCTGCCATTCCAAGAGCCGGATTTGCAACGATTGAGTCCTTCAAATGCTTGATAGCATATATCAGGGCTTCAACCTCAGTCATTTTCTCTCCCCATTTTCTGTGACGTACTCTAGCCGGGCCTGTTCTTCATCCCCGGAGCTATCAAATTCAATTCCCTTAGACACTCCGGGAAATTCCATGTGCATACGAGTTACCATGGACGCAACTTCGGCTTTAGCCGACTCCAGAAGATTGTCCTTATGCTCAGTCAACATGTTAGCGATATGCTCCATGTTAGACGGACCATTATCTACTGGCTGAGTAAACAAACTACGCACTTCGGCCAGCTTCTTTTTGGAGATAGTTTTTTCTTTAAGAAGCTCGTCCAAGGCGCCCACGGCTCTTTTTAACTGCGCTTGCATCTCGGCCGTCTTACGGCGTATGTCAGCTTCCCGGCGCTCGTTAAAAGATTCATCCTCGATATATGGATGCCTCTTGATCTTGCCGTCCTTAGCATACTCGACCGTGCAAGGCACGCCCGAACCGACATTCAGGGTTGACACGAAGGATGCCCACTGAGCCTCGGACAGCGCCACTTCGGCGATGCATGCCTCAAGACGGTTCGATGCCATGAAGGTCGAATGAGTGTGGGAAACCCGCTCCCGAGCGTAGTTAATGCGAATCGTGATGTAGCCATGGTGCTTCAAGGACGAACCCGCTAGGGTAACTCGCCCTGAGCATCGGCTGGCACCAATGACACCAAAAGAAGGATGATCACGAACAAAGTCGCCGAACTCATCCTTGGATTCTACAACTTTAACGGTTTCGGGTTTCATCGTGAGTGCACTAGAGTTGGCCTCGAATAACGATGGGGGCGGGGCTTCTCACTTTCAAGACACGCCCACCAAACCCCAACAAAAAAGCCGAAGAAGAAGTACGGCATGATAGTCCTACCTCACACAGCTATCTTAAGCCTTTGGAGCCATTCCACCTTGGTCTCGGGAAGGACAGGACTCCAGTGCCGCCCATTCCATGCCACCCCCCCTTCAAGAGAGTTGGTGTCTAGAAGTAAGGGGTCCGACTTGCAAGTGCAAGTCGCCACCAACATTATCCTTTCCAGAGCTTGGTGAAGATGCTGATAGGTCTCGCATCCCGGCGTCTGGTTTGGCCCTTGGAAGTCGTGAACAACAACGTACATGTTACCATCCTAGCATTTGGAGAATCGTGCCTACCATGAAACACACCGCCCCCGCAAGGAAAATCCACTGATGCATCATGATTCGTCTTTGTTGGGCCATTCGGGGTCTCGGGGAGACAAGTATGTACCTTCTGTATACTTCACAAAATAATCCACGGCCTTGCGAATGCAAGACCAGTGATACCAAAAATCACCAGAACGACTTCCCCACTTTCCAGGATTACCAGCAAGGTCATCGATAGGTTTTAGACAACATTCACAGATCTTGCCATGGCCAAAATTCCGAGAGCCGCCAAGATATTCAGATATCGCATTCAAATCCGGCATCTTCAATTTCCTTACGAAGATTATCGGCCTCTCGGGACAGGCTATGAAAATGTGAATGCAAAAAATTCTTCACTTCCAAACTGAAATGATTGAAAGTGTACTCGTCGTCGCCTTGTCGATATACAAGGCGAGAGCCCCGTTTTCCGTGGACACCTTGAAACTCAAAAATTTGCTGCCGAAGACTGAGGTAACGTTGGACAACTTCCGAAATTTTGGCAATCTCAGAAGTTTTTATTTTTGCCGCTGACAAGGCACCACCCTCTTTTCACCATTGACATCCCTAACCTCAAGCCAGCAGTCGCCCGCAAAGTCATAATAACGCCTTCCCTCAAGATAGTACCCCAGTTGGTTAGCGACAATCCAAGTAGAGCCCACCTGCATAGTGTGCGTGTAATGCGTGTGTCCGTGAACCCATGCGGCAATCTGTGGCCGGTCAAGAATCCACTCCTCTAGGGAAGTATAGTACGCACTATTTAACCCCCTTCCGGCCCTAAACTGAGGAGCTGAGCCGTAGTTAGTCGGCGAATGATGCGTGACCAGAACTGTCACCCCATCCCACTCTTTTGCGAGATTTTCCTCCAAAAATTCCATGGATACCTTATGACGGCGAATGGTATAGTCCGGCCGAATCGGGCGAAAGTCAAGACCGCTCTTTATGTAATGGTAATCATTCATCCCAGATCCACAAGTTTGGATAGCAATGGGGTTAGCTCCATCCATGTCCGTCCAAAGGGTTGCGCACAGAAAACGCACCCCCTCAAAAATCACAACTTCATTTTCCACAAAAGAAATCTGGGGCCACTGAGACCACCACTCTTTCAAAGAATCATAAGTTTCTTCATATCGATAATGATAGTGCTCATGATTGCCCATAATCATGATAACTTTTCGATACTGAGGAAAAATTTGCTTGGCAAACCTCTTCACCGATGACTTCTTTTTGCGGGCTTCGGGGTCGGTACGGTGAGGAAGAATATAAGCAGCCGGAATAATATCTCCAGCCAAGACAAGAACATCTCCCGGTTCAAACCCCTTGGCTGTACCAGAATCCTTGTTCCATCCATTTATCTCAAGATGCAAATCACTGACATAGACAATCTTTAGAGGCGGGTCATCCTCCTTCATCGGGTTATTTCCGTCGCCTTGTCCCTGGCCGAATACACCCCCCGACCCGAAATTTTCTCCCATCTGGCATAGTATAGAATTGTCTAGTAACATCTTTTTTCTTTTTAGAGAGAGTAAACCAACCGCAAATCTTTTTCCAAGTCTTCTTTAACATGGTCATAGTCGGGATAGTGTCGCTCCTGATAAATTTTTAACCACTCGTAAGCTTCGTTAGAAGCCTTCTTCCATTCGGGGAAAAATTTTCTATACCAAGAATATTTCTCAAGATTCTTGGCAATATCTGAATCCGTCTCCGGATTATAGTTTTTCAGATAGTCCAAGGCTTTCTTAAGGTCATAGTCATGACCATCATTTGTCTCGAACTTTGCCTTGATAAAGGCCCCAGCTATAGCATCCCCCGCATGCTTGTTGAGACCCCTGATAGTGTTTATGCCCAGGAATCTCTCGGTTCGACACTTGATGCAAGAGGCAGCTATACAAACACAATCGCCCAGATGGGAGCCCATCAAAGAATTACGAAAAGCCGGAACAAGGTCGTCAGCCCTTGCAATAACCGAAAAGACATTTTCTATGGCGTCTTCAATCTTATTATTGTCCTCGACCGCCAACTCTATGTCCCCAAGGACGTACTTCAATTCATCTACCCGAAGTTGTGCCTTCACAAGAAGTTCCTCTTGCGGAGTATCAAGCTCAACCTCGGTTTCAAGAGGATTTTTAGCCCAGTGAATCTTCATCTAGCCCATTTACTCCAGAGTGTCTCGATACCTTCTTTGGTAAAGGTTATCGGAGTTGGGGCCGGGCCTGTACCCGACACGTAATTGACGATTTCCTGGTTTAGCTCATTTCGAACTTCCTCGACCATGAGATCCCACAACTCGGCATGGGCTCTCTTGAGCCGGCGCTTTTCTTTACACCGCCGCCGTCTTGCTGCTCGCCTCACTTGACAACTCCTAAGACAGACTTGCCACAGCGTTCGAAGAGCCTATTGATGGCCCAGATTTTTTCTCCCTTGGTCTTAGGAAGCCATCCAACTTGCCCTTGGGGACCGGGAGAAGTCAAGAAAGGCTGGCCACCCCTCCCGCAAACAACGCAATTCCAATCCCAGCTTTCTTGGCAGTAGTAGCCATCACATTTTGGGTTGGTGCACTTCTTTGGCTCGTACTTCATGACAAGTCCCACACAGTCACAACGCTGTCCCGAAAGTTCTCCTCAATAATGGCGGCTACAATGACCCAGGAGCCCCCACCAAGCCCGGCGCCAATCCGGGGGATAGAGAGTCGGGCGGTTCCAATCTTCTTGCGCACAGCCCGGAATGCGTCATCTAGGGCATCATATGACAAGTATCTCTTGCCGTCCCGCCCATAGCCCCTTTGAGTAATAAGGTTAAGGATGCGATAAGGGGCGTCTCGTTGGGAATACTCATATACCGCCCCAAGCGGCAAACCGTCGCCCCGCCCATGAAAGCCAACTTCCCACTTATACGTCTCTTTGAACTTCTCCGCCACCCAAGGATACCGCCTCGCAATTTGCAAGGCGACGCCAGCGCCCATCCGGGCCGAAGAATTGCATCCGTGAGCGATATATGGGTCCGACGTGTCGAGAAGATTTCCAGTCACATATTGAAGCATTTTCACACCGTTTGCATAGGGCTCAATCACTGGTCATCCACCCATACTGAGCATTGGGGCCGGAGCCCTTGAGCTGGAGACTTCCGTCGAAGCTACAGACGATGCGGTCTAATCCCAACACACACAACCAAACCCACGGTTGTCACAAGCTGTCTTCAAAGGGGTCAGTCCAGTCACCAACCCCCCGGATAATGGTTGCGGCCCAGTCTTAACCCATCAGAGGAGACTAAGCAAGTTCAAAATAATAATTCCATAGATAACCCCCGCCATAGTGAGCATCAGCCCCACAGCTGCCAACCAAACCAAAAAGATAAACCCGACAATCGAAAAGAATGTCTTAGTTTTCGGCCAGCCACCCTCTAGACTTATTTCGTCGTGTGGCTGTGGTCGTTTCCCTCCGGTACCTCCGGCACCGAGTTATCCAAGTATTCCCCAAGCAAGTCTTCGTGGAACATCGAAATCAAAAATTGAGGAATGGTCTTCTTTCCCTTCTCGACAACGTGGACATTGATACTGAATCCATCATGGCGGGGAGTGAGTTGGACAACTTGCTGGCCGTAATCGGTAATTTGAAGATTGATGGTGTACTTTGTGTGGCCACCGGGCTCATCTTTTGATACTTCAATATCATACTGAGCCTTATCAAAACTCAGTTTCTCCACATGAGCCCGAATGAAGTTGTCAAGGCGCTCCTTAAAAGAGTCCAAAAGTTGCAAATGTCTAAGGCTGTCGATCATGTTTTCTTCCTTTCAAGATGCTTACTGAAGTTTTCTCGACTTATGGTCTTTCGAAGATATCTCTCCCCCACTCCATACAACAACTCATAGGCAAGCCATGAGCGGGCGATAACAACCATGTCAGCAGTTTCTCCCGGTGTCATCGGTGGATAATCCCCGTAATGGTCCAAAAGAACCTCAATCCTTTTGATCATTGAATCTTGATAGTCGGCACTGACATAAAACCAATCTTCGATATCTTGATTGAGGTTTTCTTTCATGACATGAATAACGTAATCCCCCAAAAAGGGGACTACGAAGGAAACAACTTCTCCGGCATCGTAAGCGTCAAGAAGCTCCGAATCATCTCTCCTAGCGAAGGATTCTAAGAGCTTTTCGCCTTTGTCCATTTAGTTATGGTCGATACCATCCTTCTCCAGTTTGCGAGAAAGGGACCGCTTGTACTCTGTCTTCGGCACCAACACTTTCGGCTTGAACTTGGTGTTGAGGCTCCTGGCTTTGGGCATCTTGGGCTTGCGGGGCTTCTTCATGACCTACACTCTTTCTCTTAAAGGCGCCACTGCGACCGGGGCGGAAACCGGGCGGGCAATCCTTTGCCTTCACGTCCCTGGTTCCATCGGTAAACCACTTACCTCGATTCCCATTAGTAAGCCTCTCAGCAACAGAGGTCAACTCTTCTCTCGGCTTCCTCTCAAGAACCGGTTGGCCTTTCATAGCAAGCCAAGTATTATGGGCCTCGGCTACATGTTCGGCCAACTTCCACTCAGCCTCAGCCTGCACCAAGGGCTCTAATCCAAGAAATTCAAGACTAATCGCAGCTATCTTACTACCATTATCAGCGACAATGGCGCACTCATGATGAATCTGAGCAATGCCCGAGATGCCAACAACCCGATGTTGAAGATGCTGCACTTTCCATAGTTTATTCGTAATATCTTCTACACCACTCATCTTAGAATTCCCTTCGCTTCTTTCCGATAGTATACTTTGCTTGTAATTCCCACTCGGCCTTTTCCGAGAACTTAAGAATCTTTAGCTGTGTTAAAGGTGAGCGAGGTTCTTCAATCCTCTCCGGCTCCAGCACCTTCACCAAACCCCACTCCTCTAAGAGAGTGGCAATAGTATTGCGCCGGGCTTTGTCTTCTTCATCAAAATTACTGGGCTTGCCATCAAGGGAAAATAGTTCCTTGAAATGCATAATGGCATATCGGCCTTGCTTATGCAAGACATGGCAGCTCTGATATAAAATCTTCCCTTTGCGACTGGGAATGCCAATTCTCTCCAAAGTTTCTTTGACTTTGTGAAAGTCGTTCGGGTTTTTGAACTTTACTTCGACCCCTAGGCTACGGAAAATGTCATCCTGTTTTTGCGTCATTTCGTTTAACGCCACCCTTTGCGTCACAAATCAATTTTTGTTGTTCCTCACTCAAGAATCTCATGTACTCCCGAGCCCTTACACTATTCTCTTTAGTGTACTCGGAAATGGCCTCGACAATCTTGTCGTCTGTCCGCTTAGCCTTGCTCATGCGACCCGACCAACGCTTCTTTTTAGGAATGGCATGGTAGAGATAAAGGTAATGGTTTTTCCAACTTAGGCCATTCACGATGGCCCGATTCATGGCATAAGCAAAAGGCAAAGTGTCGGGGTAGCGAGAAAGCATGCTATTGACAAGGAAAGGATTATAACCCCCGTCATCAGGCTTTCGGTGAAAGAGAGCATCGCTAGTAAGATCACCCCCTGTCCCCATGACAATAGAATCAAGATAGCGCCAAGGGCTAAACTCTGTAACGTGCTCACTCGTCGTTTCCGTCTTCGCCGATGTATTGTCCAGCACGCTCCGAATATCGTGTTTTTTCATGGCTCTCTATCTCATAAACTATTTCGGCGCATCCTTTACAAAAGTGCATCTCTATCTCGCCGTCTAACACCTTGACTTTAATAAGTTCTCTTTTTCGAAACCAAGAAAGCTTATTACAATACCAACAACTATCCCAAAACTTTAATCTTTCCAGAAACATCGAGCCGCCCCGTCAAAAATTTGACCCATGAATATCAAAAAAATAAAACAGTATGAGCTATTCAAAATAAGATACGGAATCAAACCAAATATCGCATATACCCTTACATAATTTCTTTTCCGGGTATCAGGGATAAAGGAGCTTACTGCTCCAAGGATCACTTCCATTCTCCCTTGAGAATACCCATCAGGTGGAACAGACAGGCCGTCATAGAGATTTGGAAGTTGGCGACATGGCTTGATTCGGAGTCATACTTGTGAAGGTAGGCGATGGCCTGTCCAGCTCCCGAAAGAGTGAGCCTTGGGGGCAACTGGTCAAAAAGAGCGGTGAAGAAAGCTCGACGGTCAAGGAAGGCGTTATCGGCCACCCACTTGCACATGTCCGTGAACTTCTGTTCCTTGACAAAACCGATA